GCTGAGTCAATAGCACCTGTAGCGGTCTGTACCATCTGCTGTAGGGCACCTGCTTGTGCAAAGGTAATCTGGCTGACCTGACCAAAGTTAAATGGCTGTAGGACTTCCGAAGGGTTACCGTTAGTTAGAATTACTTTACCCGGCCTTACTTCAGGTTTAGCACCACGAGGCATACGGGAAGCATCCATGGCAAGCATAGGATGTACAGTAAGAGCAAGAGCATCGATTCTAGCGCGTAGTTCTGCGTCTAACGCCTTCTGAGAGTTGTAGCCTTTCTCACATACTCCTCGACCCCAGAAACGGCTAGGAACGACATCCCAAGGGAATGCGATAACAGGACGGTCACCCATCATGTAGGGGTTCTTCTCAGCCTTCAGGAGAGTACCACCATCAGCAATAACAACGATAGCCTCAACGTAGTAGCTATCTTCCGCTTCTTCGTCCTCGGACAGCGTTACAGCTTCTTCCTCGGCATCTGGGTCTGACATAGCTTCGTCCAGCAAGTAGCGAGGCACAAGGCCGTAGTACTTAGTAAGACGTACTTTGTCGTCATCATAGGTAGTAGTTAGTTCGTGGTCAGGCTCAATGTCAAAGTCAGGAGCTGCTGTACCTACGTCTGCTTGACGATAGACACCATCTTCCTGTAACTGCTCCACAACGTGACGTGATACGAACTCATCAATAGCAACACCCAAGGCATTCTCTATAGTAGTGGCTACGGGGTCGATAAGGAAGTTCTGAGGCATTACAGGGTTAAGCTTAACGCACGTACGGTCTGTAATATTGACACCAACAGCAGTCAATTCACCGCCCATGACAGGCTGTGTGGCTGGTTTCATTTCCTTTTCGGTAGTAAGTTCAATCTCAGCAATACCTGTGCCGAATACGGCTGCATTGATAAGACACTCGGCTACATTCTTACGGATTTTGTTACGTTTGAAGTCTGATTCAAGGCCAGTACGTAGGACTTGTATGTCCATCTTCTCCGTGTCGCCTGCATCGTCCTTAATATCGAACCACTTACCGCGACCGAAGGTAGCTTCCTCCAGTTCCGCTACGGAAGACTCCACAGCCTGCTGTAGTGCAGGGGAAATAATCTTGGAACGCTCTGATTGTCGTGTTTTGTCTTCAGCAGACCACTGACCACGCCACAAACGGTAGTATTCATCAAACTTTTGGGAATAGTTAGCCTCGAAATGGTCACGCCAGTCGGTGCATTTTGATTCTACCCAGTCTTCTAAGCGTTCTAAGTGAAACTTTTCTTTGTCTAACATAGTTTAATATCCTGAATAGTAGTCAGTAAATTCATATTCGTCTTCCTCAAAGTCAACAGCATAGGCTATCTGTGCTAACTGGTCTATATAAGCCAATGAGTCAATTAAATCGTCATGTACTAACTTGTTTGGGAACTGAAATAGCTCATCTAGGAACTCAGTGTTCCACTCCCCTTTGTTAAGTACAAGGTTACCGTGTTCAAATCTACCCTGCAACGCCCATACGATACGGTCTACCTTACGTTTGTTGCCGTGGGTTAGCTCTTCTACGCGGAAGAACCTTTGGTTTTTCTTCATTAAGTCGTTTAGGTAGGGATAGACAGCATTCTTCAATGCCCCCTTCTCAATCCCTACGGCTGCTGGTTGATAGTCTCGGACTGCCTCAAAGATTTTTCTGGCGGTCTTTTCGACGCCCCAGCGCCCATGTATGATATTAGCAACCCACCAGCCTTCAGTGTTCGCTTTAACCACAGCAATTGACGTTTGGTCAAGTCGTTTGGTTTTAGTTGTTGCTTTTTCAACATCCGCAAATCCTGCCAAGTCAACTGCAATATAAAACTGTCCGTCCTCCGGTTCTTCCTCGGAGAACTTAACGTGTTCCTCCTTAAAGAGTTCACCACCCGCTGCCTCGAAGGACGCCATGAACTCCTGTCGGAAGGAGAAGGCTGACATCGACTTCTTAGCTGCTTCAATCTCCACAGCATCCAGCAGGGGGTTATCGTAGCTTGTAAAGTGGTAACCCTGCCAGTCCTCATCGTTGGAGATACTAGCGTACTGGTGCAGGTCATAGAAGTGGTTACGACCCATAGGCGTACCAATAAACAACGCATCACCCTTTAAATCCGCCAAGGCAGGTCTTAGGATTTGTTCCCAGACCTCCGGCTTCATGTCGGCATACTCATCCATTACGAGGTAGTAGAGGCTGACACCACGCATAGTCTCCGGTCTGTCAGCACCCTTTAGGGCGATGGTAATACCGTTGACTAGCTTTATCTGTAGGTTGTTTACATGGCTGGAACTAATAACTGGATGACCAACCTCCAACAAAGCCTGCCACATAATGTCCCTAGCCTGACCCTGTGTAGGGGCAACATAGAATATCTGACCACGTTTTGCTTCCAACCCTTTAACAATTAACTTCCAAGCAGCGTAGCGAGACTTACCTGTACGACGACCCGCAGCGACAACCTGAAAGCGCTTATTGTCCGCCCACACCTGCTGTTGCCACGGTAGGAGAGAAATATTTAAGTCTGTCATTTAGTATGTCCAAACTACGGGTGTAACGTTAGAATCACCACTAGCCCTGTCGTCCACATGGATAAATGTACCAGCCACTCCAATGCCAGCAAACCCAAGGGCGATTGCCTGTTCAATAATCTTGTACTTTTCTTTTCCGCTAATAGCTCTGATGTCCGCTGCAATACCTTGGGCATGTGTTCCGGGTTTCCTCTTTGCTCTCTCAATAGTGTGGTTAGGGCTACGATAGCCACTAGTAATCACAAAGGGAAAACCACAGGCTTCTCGAAGTAGGTCGAGTCTCTCTAAAAACTCTGGTTTCATTTCATTTTGATTTGTTTCTTGACAGTTGAACTCACTCAAGGCAAAGTACTTAGGGTTATACATCGGTGAACTCTCCGTCAATAATATCTTGCTCTTGGTCTGTGTTCTCGGAGATGACAGTAGTCTCACCACCGACACCTGTGATTGATATATTAATACCACCCTTGGCTCCTCCAGCTTTATCTTTCTCGAAGTAGCTGGCTGGTAAGACTCTATCCATTACTAGCTTCCATGCGGCTGCCTGATTCTTATGGTCATCATCCAAGGCTGCATCAAAGATAGACTCTAACACCCTCGCTGACTTAGGGGACGTTAGCATCCTTGACTTGTATTCATTGATTATCGCTGCGTCACCCTTTGGGCGACCCCTCGTGCCAACGGTTCCCCGCTTGCGTGAGACAACCTCAGACTTGGGTGGACGACCTCTACGTTTCTTAGTAACGGGCAAATCGTCTTTTTTATTTTCGGTAGACAAAAAACTTCTCCTTAGGTTACCTAAGTATACTTTAGTATACCTTAGACCTCGTTAGGTTTATACTTTGTTTATAGTCTTTAGTTAGTAACAAAACAACAAACTAAACTAAACTAATCTATACTATAGTACTATTATAACATATTCTTAGGCAAAAGTCAAGCTTTATTTTAACTAATTTACCAATCAACATTAAAGTCTATTCTGTTGTCTCCCTACGTACCCGCCGAACCCCAATAAAATCAATGACTTAGGTCGTCTTAAGTATACATGAGATACAAACCATTAATGTTACTTTTTGTAACCTTTTGTTGTCACTTTTGGCTCTTTTTTGTATCTAGGGGGTTACCGTAACAGTACCACAACACGCCAGCACCCCCCGGGGGTCATTAGCACATCTGATTGCAAAAGGCAAGCCCGATTCGTGACCACGGGCAGCCATCGGGTCACTAAGCACACCGGGAGCCGGTAGTCAAGCCTTAAGGGTGACCACGGGGTCAGATGTAGTCACGAGTAATCCTTGACGGAGGGAGTGTGAGTATGCTATATGATACCTACAGGCATACCCCAGCACACCCAAGCCAACACTGCAACCAATACCTGTGACTATCTTTAACTGATTGGTCACGCTAATGTTTGACACGGGTTGTAGTCTGTGGTATTCGCGCGCGCCCGCTCTTTATCCTTTGGCTGTGAAAATTAATTTAAAATAGTTATTGACAGTGTATTGCGTTTTGATATAATGGCCTCAACAAGACAGAGAAACCAACCCAACGCACCAAAACGGTGCAAAGGAGCAAACAAGATGAACGATACAAGTAAAACTCTATTACGCCTTTTACCTGAGCTTTCCGACGAAGAACTGCGCGTCCTGTTTGGTCGCCTAACGCTCAATATGTACGGAGCTGATACCAGTGACCAGATGGCGGACTTCGTGATAACTGAGCGCAAAAGACGCGAAGCATTAGCGGCCTAAACCAAACGCCCCGCAAGGGGCAACCCTAAGAGGTGATAAAATGAGAGCTTCAGACCAGATTAACGTTAATATACTAAAGCGCCACATTATGGGCGAAATAGAGTTGCAAGGTGGATTCCACCATATCCGCCAGTTAAACCATCCCGCAGACCTGTACGCCGTAGCATGGGCGCGTAACTGGTATGAAGGCCATTGCTATGCGGAAGAGTACAGCGAGGCCGCTATTGTACAGCTCTTCAAAGAGTTTAAAGAACAGGCCAGTTATGACGACGAATGAGGGTTGTTTTATCGGTGGCATTCGCCTAGAGTGCTATCTATTAAACCAATCAACGCAACTTAACTTAATAAGGTGATATTATGAAAATCAGTAATGTAGGCTCGAATATGACGGAATTGGCAACTAATAGCGGAGCAGTGATTTTGTTCAGCTACTCAACACCAGTCGCGGCAATGCTACCCTCTGGTCAGTATGTTAAAACTAGCGAATGGTACTCACAAACCACAACACGCCACATCAACAAATGGTTACAGGGTGTATCTGCTGATGTTGAGACACGTAGCCCAGAGTTTATTTCTAACCTAACAGAAAAGGCGGCATAATATGACTATTCAACTAGCAAATAAAGACGGTTACAGATTCGGAGAGCAGGCGTATCTAGTCGGTAATGAGTTCGGGGTTCTATGTGTCTCATATGGTAATAATGAGCAAGAGTCCTTAGACAATGCAGTAGACGCGGGTTTATTAGATTGTCAGTTGATGTCGGAGGCTGACCATGCAGAATATGAGGCGAACGGGTGGCAGGACTCGTATATATACGCAGGCAATGCTAGCGAGCCTTTTTGGTCGGAGTACCTATGGATTAAACCTGCAAGCGAACGTAAAAGTGAGGCGGCATAATATGAGCAATTACAAATCAGCAATAGACAGATTAAATCGGTGCGAATCACTGGGCGATATTGACCGAGCATTGAAAGGTTTTGAGCGAGTGCATCAGGTCGGGCATTTAACAGATAGCGAGTTACAGCGATTGGACGCGAAAGCATTTGACATAATCCTTGACTGGCAAGATGAGGT